ATTGATGAGCACGGAAGCCCAGTCTTCAATACTCCGGATAATGAAGTCTACGATCCACATGGGGAATTAATAGACGTAGGTGTAGTAGAGAATTGGCAAAATGAAGCTGATGGTTTAAAAAACGATCAAGATGCTTTAAATGAATTTTATCGCCAGTTTCCAAGAACTACAGAACATGCGTTTAGAGATGAAACAAAAAACAGTATATTTAACTTAGTAAAAATATACGAGCAAATAGATTACAACGAAGAAATGTCTAGAACATTAGGTATTACTAGAGGTAATTTTCAATGGGTTAACGGTGTAAAAGATTCAAGCGTTATATTTTATCCAGATCCAAAAGGTAGGTTTAAAATTAGTTGGGTACCACCAACAAACATACAAAATAAAATTGTAATTAAAAACGGTGTTAAACACCCTGGTAACGAGCACATGGGTGCTTTTGGTTGTGACAGCTACGACATATCAGGAACAGTAGATGGTGTAGGTTCTAAAGGTGCTTTACATGGTTTAACTAAGTTTAGCATGGAAGATGCTCCAGCTAATCAGTTTTTTTTAGAGTATTTAGCAAGACCTCAGACTGCAGAGATGTTCTTTGAAGACGTTCTAATGGCATTAGTATTTTACGGGATGCCTATACTCGCAGAGAACAATAAACCTCGTCTATTGTATTATTTACGAAGACGTGGTTATAGGGGTTTTAGCATGAACAGGCCTGATAAAATATGGAATAAATTATCTGTAGCTGAAAAAGAAATAGGTGGTATACCAAACTCAAGTGAAGATATAAAACAAGCCCATGCTGCGGCTATTGAAATGTATATACAAAGTCACGTGGGCATGAACAGTGAGGGGCGATTTGGTAGTTGTTATTTTAATGAATTACTAAACGACTGGGCTAAATTTGATATAAACAAAAGAACAAAGCATGATGCTTCTATAAGCTCTGGACTTGCAATAATGGCTTGTAATAGACATTTGTATAGGCCAAATGCTAAAATAGAAAAACCAAAACTAAATATAAGTATTGCTACATATTCTAATAAAGGTAATACGTCAAAATTAATTAAAAGATAAATATGGCAGAGTCTGTTATAAATAATTATTTTCCTTCTCAAGTTGTAAGTGACTTAGAAAAAATAAGTTATGATTATGGTTTGAAAGTAGCTAAGGCTATTGAGGCTGAGTGGTTTCATAACGATAGAGGTTCTAATAGATATAGAACTAATCATAATAATTTTCACAAGTTAAGATTATACGCTAGAGGAGAACAATCAATACAAAAATATAAAGACGAGTTATCTATAAACGGTGATTTATCTTATTTAAATTTAGACTGGACACCCGTGCCTATTATACCTAAGTTTGTAGATATAGTTGTAAATGGTATTGCTGAAAGAACATACGACGTAAAAGCTTATTCGCAAGATCCATATGGAGTTAGTAAAAGAACTGAATACATGGAGTCTATGTTAAGAGACATGAGATCAAGAGAGTTTAACGATTTTGCTCAGGAAAACTTTAACATGAATACCTATGAAAATCCTAAAGAAACCTTACCTGACACTGAAGAAGAGTTAAAATTACACATGCAACTTAATTACAAGCAAGCAGTTGAACTTGCAAACGAGCAAGCTATAAACACTATAATGGAGGGTAATAGATACGAGTTGACTAAAAAAAGATTTTATTATGATTTAACAGTTTTAGGTATAGGTGCTGTAAAAACAGATTTTAACACATCAGAAGGTACTACTGTAAAGTATGTAGACCCTGTAGATTTAGTTTACTCGTATACTGAATCACCTTACTTTGACGATATATACTATGTTGGTGAGGTAAAAAGCTTGCCTATTAATGAGTTAGTAAAACAGTTTCCTCATTTAACTCATGAAGAATTAGAAGATATAGCAAAAAATAATTCTGCTTATAAAACAAATTATAACAATTCTAGTGGTAATTTAAGGGAGAAAGATAGCAACAAGGTACAAGTTTTATATTTTAATTATAAAACTTATATGAACGAAGTTTACAAAGTAAAAGAAACTGGTACTGGTGCTGAAAAAATATTAACAAAAGATGATACATTTGATCCGCCAGAAGGTTCTGAAAACTTTGGTAAGTTACACAGGTCAATTGAGTGCTTATACGAAGGAGCTATAATTTTAGGAACAGACAAATTGCTTAAGTGGGAAATGGCTAAAAATATGATGAGGCCAAAAAGCGATTTTACTAAAGTTAAAATGAACTACGCTATAGTAGCTCCACGTATGTACAAAGGTAGAATAGAGTCGTTAGTGAAACGTATTACGGGTTTTGCTGATATGATACAGCTTACACATTTAAAACTGCAGCAAGTGTTGTCAAGGTTAGTTCCTGATGGTGTATATCTTGATGCTGACGGTCTTGCTGAAATAGATTTAGGTAACGGAACAAACTACAACCCACAAGAAGCTTTAAACATGTTCTTCCAAACAGGTTCCGTAATTGGTAGAAGTTTTACTGCCGATGGGGATATGAATCCAGGTAAAGTACCTATTCAAGAAATACAATCAGGTAGTGGTGGTCAAAAAATGCAAAGTTTAATACAAACGTACAACTACTACATGCAAATGATTAGGGACACAACTGGTCTTAACGAGGCTAGAGATGGTAGTTTACCTGACAAAAACGCTTTAGTTGGAGTGCAGAAGTTAGCGGCAGCTAATTCTAACACAGCAACAAGACATATACTACAAGGTGGTTTATTTTTAACTTCTGAAGTTGCTCAGTGTTTATCTCTTAGAATATCAGATATATTAGAGTATTCTCCAACTGCAGACGCTTTTATACAACAAATAGGAGCGCACAATGTTGCTACGCTTGAAGAAATGAAAGAACTACACTTATATGACTTTGGTATATTTATAGAGTTAATGCCTGATGAAGAAGAAAGACAAATGCTTGAAAATAATATTCAAATGGCATTACAACAAAAAATGATTGAACTTGCGGATGCTATTGATCTTAGAGAAATTAAAAACGTAAAACTTGCTAATCAATTACTAAAGATACGTAGAGATAAAAAAATAGAAAAAGACCAGCAGTTACAAGAAAGAAACATGCAAATGCAGTCTCAAACTAATCAACAAGCTGCACAAGCAAAGTCTCAAGCTGAAATGCAAGCTAATCAACAGAAAGTTCAAGGCGATATACAATTAGAACAAACAAAAGCAGAGTTAAAAATGCAGCAACTTCAGCAAGAAATGGAAATGAAAAAACAGTTAATGGCTGCAGAGTTTGAGTACAATATGCAATTGCGTCAATTAGAAGTAGATGCTGCTGATAAAAAAGAAAACGAAAAAGAAAATCGTAAAGACGAAAGAACCAAAATTCAAGCTACACAACAAAGTGAGCTAATAGATCAAAGAAATAATGGTAAAGCACCTAAAAACTTTGAGTCCGCAGGTAATGATAATATAGGCGGCACTATGAATATGTTTGGAGATATTTAAAATTATTAATTATTATTATATTATATTATGGCAAAAAAGAAAAAAGAAGAGGTAGTCGAAAAGGCTACTGAAGACAACACTGTAAAGGTTGATCTTAAAAAACAAAAAGAAGATGACAACGTTATCAAAGTAGATTTAAGCAAACCACCAAAACCAAAAAAAGATGAAGTTACAGAAGAAGCTAAAGAAGATAACGCTGACGACAGCGGAGTGGTTGAGCTCGTTGAAGATGCCGACACCACAGAAAAACAAGAAGAAGTACAACCGGAAAAACAAGCACAAGAAGAAACTCCAGTACTAGAAGAAATAACTGAAGAAGAAGTTCAGGAACAAACAGAAGAGTTAGCAGAAGAAGTTCAAGAAGCTATAGAAGAAGCTCAAGAAACTGGTAAAGCAATACCTGAAAATTTACAAAAAGTTGTAGATTTTATGGAAGAAACTGGTGGTAGTTTAGAAGACTATGTAAGGCTTAATCAAGATTATTCAGGTTATGACGACATGACAGTATTGAGAGAGTATTACAAGCAAACAAAGAAACATCTTACAGACGAAGAGATTACTTTTTTGATCGATGATTCATTTTCATACGATGAAGAGGTAGATGAGGAAAGAGAAATAAGAAAAAAGAAAATAGCGTTAAAAGAGCAAGTTGCCAACGCTAAAAGCCACCTAGACGGGCAAAAGTCTAAATACTATGAAGAAATTAAAGCTGGAAGCAAGCTTACTAATGAGCAGCAAAAAGCAATAAATTTCTTTAATAGATACAACAAAGAAAGCGAAGAGAATAAAAAAATAGCGGACAAACAAACTAATACTTTTAAATTAAAAACTCAACAAGTTTTTAACGATAAATTCAAAGGTTTTGAATATAACGTCGGTGATAAAAAATATCGGTTTAACGTGAAGAACGCTGGTGAGGTAAAAGAAACTCAAAGCGACATTAATAATTTTGTCAAGAAGTTCTTGAATAAAAATAATGAAATGTCAGATGCTAAGGGTTATCATAAATCCTTATTTACAGCAATGAATCCCGACGCTATTGCTAATCACTTTTATGAACAAGGAAAAGCTGATGCTATGAAAGACAGTGTTGCTAAGGCTAAAAACGTAAGTATGAATCCAAGGCAGTCATTTTCAAACGATAACACAAGTGGTCCTAAAGTAAGAGTGCTTAACGATGACACTTCTCCAACTTTTAAGTTTAAAATTAAAAATAAATAACTAATTTAAAAAAAATTAAAAAATGGCAATTACAAGTGCGAGTGGTATAGATGCTGCTCCTAGAAAACAAACGTTGTCGTCTAACTATGTAGATTTTACATCTGCTGCAACTGAAGGTTGGGCACAACAATACTTACCAGATCTTATGGAAAAAGAAGCTGAGGTTTATGGTAAGAGAACAATCGCAGGTTTCTTAGCTCAAGTTGGAGCAGAAGAAGCTTCTACTTCTGACAGAGTTATATGGTCAGAGCAAGGTAGATTACATTTAGCTTACACTGCTAAATATGTATCTGGTAACAACAAGTACGAAATCGAAAACGACATTGATGGAAACGACGTTGGAACTACTCCAGGTTTAAGAGTTGGTGATATGGTAATTATGTCTCTTGCTAACGCAACGGCTAAAGGTTATGTATCATCTGTTGACCCTGATGGTGACAATGGTGCTGAGTTTGAAGTTATCGCTTATGGAGCTGCTAACATGGCTACAGCTTTAGGTTCTACTGCTACTACTTCTGAGTTAATTAGAGTATTAGTTATTGGTTCTGAATTTGAAAAAGGAACTGATGGTAGATCTGCTGCTAACTCTCCTAAGTTTAAATCTCACTCTAACAAGCATATTATCATGAAAGATTACTACGAAGTGTCTGGATCTGATACTACGCAAATTGGTTGGATTGAAGTTTCTGGTGAAGAAGGTCAAAATGGTTACCTATGGTACCTAAAGGCTGAAGGTGATACTAGAGCTCGTTTTACTGATTACTTAGAAATGACTATGTTAGAAGCTGAAACTGCTGTAGATGGCGCTGGTGCAATTGGTGGTACTGACGGAGGCGCTCTTCAAGATGGTACGGAAGGTTTATTCCAAGCTATTGAAAACAGAGGTCACCAAACTACTGGTGTTACTGGTATTAATGCTGCTACTGACTTAGCTGAATTTGACGCTATCTTAGCTGTATTTGACCAAAACGGTGCTATTGAAGAAAACATGATGTTTGTTGACAGATCAACTAGTTTAGCTATGGATGATATGTTAGCTGCTATGAATTCTTACGGTGCTGGTGGTACTTCTTACGGAGTATTTAACAACTCTGAAGACATGGCGTTAAATTTAGGTTTTTCTGGATTTAGAAGAGGTTCTTATGACTTCTACAAGTCTGACTTTAAATACCTAAACGACAAAGGTACTAGAGGTGCTTTAAATGACACTGTTAATGCAATTAGAGGGGTTATTATTCCTGCTGGTGTATCTTCAGTTTATGATGAGCAATTAGGTTCTAACATGAAGCGTCCTTTCTTACACGTAAGATATAGAGCTTCGCAAACTGATGATAGAAGATTAAAAACTTGGATCACTGGTTCTGTTGGAGCAACTACTTCTGGAAAAGACGTTATGGAAGTTCATTATTTATCAGAAAGATGTTTAATCACTCAAGGTGCTAACAACTTTATGTTAATGAACTAATCATTAAACTATTAAGGATCGAGGCTTCGGCCTCGACCCTTTCTTTTTATTAATTTTATTATATATTATATTATGGCAAAAAAACAA